ATTATACCGCAAGGTAATCACAATTCAATATGCAGGTAATAAGCACAAGAGAATATTGTTAGTAATATTATACCGCAAGGTAATCACAATATTAAATCTTTGTATTGGTCCCAACCATTAATTGTTAGAAATAATAAACCGAAAGGTAATCACAACGAACGCTTGGTGTAGATAAGGTATTTAAAATTGTTAGTAATCCTTTACCGCAAGGTAATCTAAACTCAAACCGTTACAATTTGTAACACCTTTTAAAAAATACATATCAAACATATGATAAAGAAAGAAGAATATAAGATATTGATGTCTGTAAAAGATAAGATAACAAGAAAAGAGGAAATAAAAAGAAAAGATATTAAGAAATTCGTGTCGGCTACAAAAGTTAGACATGAAGGGTTAATTGATATAATATATTCTTTTTTAACTTTAAAAGAAAATGTATTGGATTACACTATTAGTTATAAATTATCCAGATATTCCAATAAAGAGAGTGATATTATAGCATGTGGTCTTTTATCTGGTAAACTTACTAAATTGGTTGATTATTTTACTACAATATGTAAATTATTAGATAATAACCAATATTATAATATTGAATTAATAAATTTAGATGATGAATAATTTTTCGATAAAAGACGATAAAGGTAAAGAACATTGGATTAGTCGGTCAGTAAGCGTTGTCATGTTTGTGTTTTGCAAGAACTTGCGTGGTGAATGGTGTGTCTTGGCTTCACAACGTGGAGAAGGCACTCCAGACCCAGAGTATATAAATGCATGGAATTGCCAGTGTGGTTATCTTGATTATAACGAAACAACCAAAGAAGCAGCACAACGTGAGACATTGGAAGAAACAGGAATAAAAGTACCATCACATTTAATTAAGTTTTGGTCATTTAACGATAACCCTAACGATGATAAGCGTCAGAATATTACATTTAGATATTATGCGGTATATCAACATGCAATTATTGATGACTTTAAATTTTCAAGACAGAATATGGATAAAAATGAAGTCGGTGCAATTGCTTGGATTAATCTAAAAAACATAGATAAAATGCGATGGGCGTTTAATCATGATAAGCTTATAAAAGGTGCTGCTGTGAAAGCAGGTATTATACCTTTTAAAATGAAATTACGTTTATTTATGGAGAATTTTAAATTAGGTTTTCACACAAGATTAATTGAGATACGTCAAGAATTTCATCAAAAAGATAACTTTGTATATTAAATTTGCAAAATAATTTGTATATTTGAAATAAATATAATATATTTGCAAAGTGATTTTGAAATCACATAATAATAACGGTTGAGGATGTTACTCTGATACCAATTTTTAATTAAATATTTAAAATAAAATGAAGGCTTTAATTTTAATGTTCACAGCTTGCGTAGCACTTACTTTTGCTGCATGTGGTAATAATGTAAAGACTAATACAACTCAGAAGGATTCTGATACGACTGTAGTTGATAGCGTTGATACTGTTACTGTAGATTCAGTTGTTGCAGATTCTATCGTGAAGTAAGTTTTTTTGCAACTTATGTTCAATATAGCTTTGAACAACATTTTAGCCTTGGTTATTCCAAGGCTTTTTTATTTTTTTAACATTTTATTTTTGGTAGTAAAATATTTTGCTTGTATCTTTGCAACATAAAATATAAATTAACATGAATAGATTCGATTTAAATTTATCAAAACATGCCATTCAAGAGATACTTGATGCAAATAGGTATGAGATTAAGACATTATTAGTATATTATAGTCCTTTTAGTGATGCATATGATTTGGCAGAAAAAAATACATTTAAGGTATATAGAGATTATGCCTTCAAGAAGGATAATATACCAGAAGAAGCAGAGTGTGAGAAGCCAAATTTAGAAGATTTAAAAGAATATGAGTTAGACAACGTTTTGAATAAAATAATAACTGAATCAATAGTAAGAATATGTTTAAATTGATTGTTTGTACAAATTTGGTTGGTGCTATCGGAAAAGATAATAAATTACTTTACCAGATTCCAAATGATATGGAAAATTTTAAACGTTTTACCGATAATAATACAGTTATCATGGGTATGAATACGTATCTTTCTTTACCAAATCAGAAACCCCTTAAGAATAGAACCAATATTGTCCTTACGTCTAATCCCAAGTTATGTAGTGAAAAATTTGGTGACACAAGTGTTCATTTCGTTAATTCAATTAACGGTGCAATTACTTTAATGCGTCATCTGAATATAAAGAATGAAGATGTATTTGTAATCGGTGGTTCTTCCATTTATAATGCTTTTTTAGATGAGAATCTGATTAGTGAAGCATATATTACGCTGGTGGAAGATAAAACAGAAGGGGATAGTTACTTTCCTTTAAATATTTTTTCAGATAGTAAGTGGAAAAATATTTACGAGTCTTTGACCCAAGAAGAAAATAATATCAAATTTAAATTTATGATATATAAAAAGAAATAGCATGAATAAAGAAGAATTGAAATTTAACTGTAAATCATTATCCAATTTATTCATATCTCAATATTTGGATAAAATCAATAAAAGTGAAAAATTTTTATTGGGATTTGATAATATAGGTAAAGATAAAACCTATATTGAGACAAGTCCTAAAACTTTATCAGAGGATATATATAAGGCTCTCAACGAGTGTAAAAACAAGTATAAATCCATTGATATAGTAGTTGAGAATAATGGTTTAAAAACTGTTTTAAACAGTATAGATATAAGACAATGAGACTTTTTGTAATATCTTGCGTAGTTGCAACAACTATCATATATATACATTCCAGAATAACACAATATGTTAGTGCAATTGTGTTTAAAGATGAAGAGAGCGGACTGAGTGTCATCTCCAACCTAATCTTAGTATTCTTGATGATAATTTCATGGATACTATATCTCTATTATGAATTTTAGAATGAATTATTCAAAGAAAATATTAAATCCATTAATCACCAAACTCAATATAAACACAGACGAGGATAACACATTCAAAGAACTTATTTCTTTGACCTATGACAGTCCAAATTATCAACTGTGGGCAGTTAATGCAGTATACTCAGAATATTGCACTGTAGAGGAAATAAAGAGTGTTTTAGCATGGGCAAAGTCACATAAACAGTTGATATGTCAATTAAGTAAGCATACTATTACTGCTTATACATCTCGTTATGCAATTAAAATTTTAAAAAAAGAAATAAAGAATATTCAATTAATTGATGATGTTAAAACTTTCATTAATAAATTTAATACAATACAGAGAAATTTACTGAAAGAATATCTCAATTTAGATAGCTATTCAATATTAAATATTAGTAAAGAAAGAGAGTTAAAGAAGTGGCATAAAATATTTACAAAACTTCAGAAACTACCAGAAGAACAATTAAATAACTTTATTTCTACATGTTCTTCACTCCATGATATAACAACACTGTTAGATGCTTTCACATGGTGTATGGACTTAAGTTATAAGTGGGATAAAAAAGAGTTTATAAGTTTTGCTACTAAATCAACACCTAATTCTCCTATTGTGTATAACACCGAGAATATAGTTATATTACATGTAACATCACATAAAGATTGTAACAAATTAGTAGGAAGTGAAGGACGCACTAAATGGTGTTTCAACTGTAACAAAATCTCTTGGGAGTCATACGTTAATGATACTAATAGTAAACAATATTTCTTGTTTGATTTTTCAAAGAAAGAAAGTGAAGAAACATCACATATTGCATTTACAGTTAACGACGAACTCGGACTTACAGAAGCCTATACCACGCACAATCTGAATATTATAGAACGTGGTAATGACTATGTCAATGAAGTTTTCAATGAGAAAGGAATTAATGTAAGTGATTTTATCAGATTAAATCATCCTATTGATTATAAATGGGAAGAAAACAGCATCAAGACTATATTGGGAGAAAATGAAAATGTCCAAGTAATTGATAATAAGAATAATATATTACTTATAAGTTCAGAAAACGATAAAGTTTCACAAAGATTAATACAACACACAATTCTATATAAACGTTTAATAAAAGGGACCTTACAACGAAAACTATATTTTCTTTATGATTTAAACCTGAAAGAAGATGACCCCAATGGATTAATCTGTATAAAAACAACGTTATCATCTAATGGTAGAGAAGAGTTCCTAATGGCATATAATCAATGTTACCTAAAAGTAGATAAAGAATACTTAAAAGAAATACATGTTGAAATTTAAAATATTAGCACTGCTGGATAACTATAATTCAGTAGTGTTATTTTTTTTATAAAAAAAGTTAATAAAAGTTTGTTAAAATGAATAAATTTATGTATCTTTGCATAGATAAAAAAAACTTTATGAATAATGATAGAAATAAATGGTTAGATGAAATATGTAATTTAACATATAGAGATATTTTCAATTTCCTTAAAGATTATTTGGAAGAAAATACATGTATAGAAGAAGATAATTGTATTGCCAATTCATTTGAATATATAATGAACATATACAAGGAAAGCACAGGTAAATTCCCTTACTAATTAACGGAAAAAAGAAAACAAAATGAGTACAAACGGAAGTAAATTCTTTACAGCTATGGTCGTTGGTGAAAAACCTGATGAATTAATGAAGAAGTATGATAAATCATTAAAAGTTGAACCATACGTTAAATACAAATATCTTGATGCAAAAAAGATGCAGAACGCAACTATTAAGTCTATTGAGGCTATTTTGTCAGACCCTAAAAAGTTTGGTCTTAGTCAATTTAGTATTGATATGTTGACTGAAAGAAAGAAGATTATAAACAACATGACATCCTTTGAATATTATCAAAGTGTTACAGATGGTATGTTTTATGACGAAGAGGGAAATGCATTATGCGAAGATAACCCAAATGGTAAATGGGATAATTGTTCATTAGGCAAAAATTTTGCGGTGCCTATTATTACGAAAGATGGTAAAGAAGTCTATCAAGCAAGAAACAAGGATATTGACTGGGATAAGGTAATGACACGTGATGAGTCATTATATAATGCAACTTGGGAAATGGTAGTAGAGGGGCGTGACCCAGAAACTCCAGAAGAAACTTCTATATACCATGCAATGAATGATAAACAGGAATATTTTTCCAACTTTAAGAATAAAGAAGATTACGTAACTTATTCTTGTTCTTATTGGAATTATGCTTATTTAGATGAGAATGGATGGAAAGATATTGATGATACAGGAAAAGAACAAGAATGGATTAAAAAGTTTTATAATAACTTTATAAAACAACTTAAACCAGACGCTCTTATCAGTATATACGAATATAGTAGAAGAAATTAACATATATTAATATGAAATCCTTGATGAAATAAATTATTTTTATTACCTTTGCAACATAACTTTTAAATAAATAAAAATGGAAGATTTAGTTACAAAGCAACTTAGGAAACGTTTCCTCAAGGATTTTAATCTACCTATCCAAGTAATACAAGACCCTTATTTTACAGAGCGTCTTGAACTATGCGGTGCTACTCAAGATTATAATAATCTTCTTGAATACATCGACACCAATTATAGTGGTAGTTATAGAGGATTCTTAGATACTTATGCACAAATAAGAGATGAAATTGTTACTTCGTGTTACAACTCAGAAGCGTTTAAACTGTTCAACAACAGTGACATTAAAGGTGAAAATCCATTGATTCCACAACGGAACTTGTATACAGAAGAACAAGATGGAAATAGTTTTGTAAGCGTTGATTTAAAGAAAGCAAACTTTCAAGCACTTAAATATGTTAATTCCGAAATAGTGCTTAATACTGATACGTATGAAGGTTTTATTGGAAAGTTCACGGATAGTGAATATATTAAGAAGTCAAAATATACAAGACAAGTTATCTTTGGAAAACTTAATCCGAAAAAGACAATTAGTATAGAGAAACGTATTATTAATAAAATTTATAAGACGCTTAATGATAAGTTCAATCTGACTGAATATTTAGAACCATATTCTATGTGTACAGATGAAATTATCTACAAAGTGAAAGATAACAATAATAACGTATTGACAGATTTGCTGTGTGATAAATCTTTAATGATGATGGAACAAATTATTAAAGACACACTCGGGTTTGAAGTACGCATTAATTATTTCGGTCTTAAGTTACATCAATTCAAGCTTGCTACATCGGAAGCAAAAGTCAATTCTTTCACTAAATTGAATCATGTAACAAATGAGGTGTCTTATGCGTGTATTCCATCTACATACTATCCACAGATTTACAAATTAATTAATGGTTTAGAAGTAACTAAGAACGACCTTGTTTTTTATTATGAACATGAGTTGGCGACATTCTTAAACCCATTGGTAAAATTAAATAAAGATAATGAAATTTAAAATCAAAGATAAAAAGATAGAAAAAACCATCCATACAATACGTGCACTTATCAAAGGAACCAAATTTGAAGGTGTTACGTATGTTGTAGGTGGTTTTGTACGTGATACGTTAATGGGAGAAGTTTCTAATGATTTAGACATCGTTGTTAATCTCCCGTCTGGTGGAATAGATTTAGCGAATACTTTAACAGAGTTGGATAATAGTCATAGTGACTCTAATCCTATTGTATATCCTAAGTATGGTACCGCAAGCTTTCATTTAAAGAATAATGATGAATGTTCTGATGTTGTTATTGAGTCTGTGGAAACACGGAAAGAGCAATATCATTCAGATTCACGTAATCCAGAAACATGTTTTGGAAGTTTAGAAGAAGATGCATTTAGAAGAGACCTGACTATTAACGCATTATATTACAATATCTCAACAGATGAAGTAGAAGATGTTACTGGAAAAGGACTTGATGATTTGAAAAATCATGTTATCAGAACTACAAATGATAACCCTAACATAGTTTTCTTTGATGACCCATTGCGTATAATGAGAGTTATCAGATTTGCAAATAGATATGGCTGGAATATAGAAGAGAAGACGTGGAAATCATTGCAAGAATGTGCTTCAAGAATAAAGATTATCTCTAAAGAAAGAATACGTAATGAATTAAATAAAATAATATCCAATAAAGTCTGTATTAATGGTTTGTATTATCTAAAAGATAGCGGTATTTTATATCATATTCTTCCAGAACTATTTGTACAAAGTTTTGTTCCATGTTCACAGAACTTTAATAGTATGTTTGATAAAATAGTTACTATATGTAACCAAGCACCTACATGTTTATATACTCGTCTTTCAATTCTACTATCATTTTGCAAAACAGATAGTGCATGTGAAACTATTCTATCTCAACAAAAACAACCGAATGTAATAATAAAGCATGTGCAAAATGCGCTGTTAGGTAAAAACTTTATAAGAGAAGACGAAGATTTAGAAGTGTCTTTACGTAGATTATATAAGAAATGTAACCAAAATATAGATAATGCATTATGGGTGTATCGAGTTTTTACAGATGAAGAAACATATCAAAAAACAATAAATACGTGGTTACAGATAAAAGATAGTGCTAAAATTTACCTTCCGATAGATGGTAATGAAATCTTCTCATATCGTGCAGATATTACAAATAATGACAGAAAATTACTTATTGAGTATCTACACGAAGAACAATGTAAGAACCCAGCATTAACAAAAGAAGAATGCGTTGAGTTAATTAAACATTATCAGTTACATTAAAAAGTGAACTACCCATGAACATTTAGTACATTGGCTTCGGGCTTCACTGAGGAATGGCTTTCCAAAAGGTCAGCTCTTACTTCCTCTCCACCCGTGTAATCGACAGTCCCTGCCGATATGTTATTTAAACCGATACGAAGAATATTAATAGCAGCATTAACATCACGGTCGTGTCGAGTGTGACAATTAGGACATTCCCATTCACGGACAGACAAATCCTTAATCTGTTTGTTGATATGCCCACAGATATGACAAGTCTGTGAGGATGGGAAGTATCTGTCTACCTTCACAATCTTCTTGCCGTTCCATTCTGCCTTATAGGTAAGCATATTAATGAAAGTACCCCAACTTGCATCAGAAATGGACTTGGCAAGGTGATGATTTTTCGTCATACCTTTTACATTCAAATCTTCTATACAGATGGTATCATATCTTCGAACAAGAGAGATAGAGCACTTATGCAGATAATCAACACGACTGTTAGAAATCTTTTCGTGAAGTCTGGCAACTTTGAGTCTTTGGTTTTCAAACCCTCTGCTACCTTTCTTCTTTCGAGAAAGATGTCGCTGCGCCTTAGTAAGTCTGCATTCGTACTTCTTCGTGTATCGGTTATTCTTAAATATTTCTCCCTCAGAAGTGACAAGCAAGTCCTTCAAACCCATATCAACACCAACTGATTTACCAGTTTTCTCAAGAGGATTTATATAATATTCTTCTGTGAATACGGAAACAAAATACTTTCCGCTTGGTGTCTTAGTAATAGTTACCTTCCCGATTTTACCTTTTATCTCACGGTGTACACGGCACTTAATACCTTCAGTGAACTTGGGTATGAAGAGTCTATTATCAGTGATAGAAGCAAATTGAGGCACAGTAAAACTGTTCTTAGAATGTTTGGATTTGAATTTAGGAAACTTAGTACGCTTCTTAAAGAAATTATTATAGGCTGCTTCAAGACTGCGGATAGCAAACTGCAAGGTTTGGGCATTTACCTCCTTTAACCATGTAGTTTCTTCCTGCTTCTTTAATGTGGTAAGAGCTTTAGCTTGCGCATAGTAATTATCACTCTTACCAGTGAGTCTATATTGTTCTTTACGTTGATTGAGAAAGTAATTGTACACAAAGCGAGAGCAGCCGAAGTGCCTTGACAGCAATTCGGTTTGTGACTGGTTCGGGTACAGTCTGAATCTGAAGGTTCTATTAATCTTTCTCATATCATTTTAAAATTTACTAATTATTTTGTGAATATCAATATTTTTTTGTATATTTGCAGTAAAAAATAAATGAATATGAATAAATTACTTTTGATTGTCGACCCACAATACGATTTCATTAATGGAAGTTTGCCTGTGGATAAAGCTGAACAGAAGATGAATGCTTTGTGTGAATACATTAAGAAACACAATGACTACAAGACTATAGTTATTACAGCAGACTGGCACCCAGAGAGCCATTGCTCTTTTAAAGAAAATGGAGGAGAGTGGCCTAAACACTGTGTTGCCTATACACATGGCGCTGCCATTTATGAACCAATTATTCAAACTCTAAGAGATTTAAAAATAAATTATAAAGTTCTTACTAAAGGAACGGACTCTAAAGAAGAAGAATATTCTGTTTTTCTTAATGATGAGTCATATGATTGGTTGACTAAAACAGTAGCTAAAGAAAATATTGACCAGATTGATATCTGTGGTATTGCTGGAGATGTTTGCGTACATGATACATTAGTAAGCGGTATAAATGAGTTTGGAAACGAGAAATTTAATATACTTATGGATTACTGCCCATGTATAGATGATGATTTTTTACTTAAATCTCTTAATGTAAAGAAAACTTATGGCAAGGATTGAAATGGAATATGATGAGTATGAACGATTAGAAAAAAGTGTGAAAGTACTTCAAGATAACGTTTATAGATTACAGAACGAAATCAATGAGAAAAATAACTTAATTGACAGTTATAAAGAAACTCTTAAAGATATTAAAGAAAGTACACTTATTGATAGAGTTCTAAATTGGAAAGATTATTTGAATGATATTAATGAGTTAAACAATTAAAATTAAACAAAAATGATTAAATCAATTTTAGATACAGATTTGTATAAATTCAGTACTTCATATGCTTATTTTCATAAGTTTAATAGAGCGGAGGGAACATTTAAGTTTAACGACAGAAACAAAGAAGATTGGAGAAACTATCCAAACTTTATGGATGAGATTGAGATACAAATTGAAAACTTATCCAATATTCGTCTTACAAATGAAGAAAGAGATTGGTGTGTTGAGAACATTGATTATATACCAGAGAATTATTGGGAATGGCTAAGTAGTTTTCGTTTCAAACCAGAACTTATTAAGATGTGGCTGGATGACGATGGTGTCTTCCAGTGTGAGGTGACGGATAAACTCTATCGTGTGACATTATATGAGATAGCAATTCTTGCCACATATGCCGAAGTAAGAAATCGAGTATTAGGTAACAAAATTAATATGGAGAAAACCATGTTAAAATTAGAAGATAAGATTGCTTATGCTAATATAAATAATCTCTGCTTTTCTGAATTTGGAACACGTAGACGATATAGTTTTAATGTGCAGAATGAAGTAGTTAAAAGATTAAAAGAAAAGTGCCCTGTATGTGCTGGAACAAGTAATGTGTATTTGGCAAAGAAACACCACATGCGTCCTACTGGAACATTCCCTCACGAATGGATGATGTTTCATGCTGCCGTGTATGGATATAAGCGTGCTAACTACATGGGACTTGAGGATTGGATTGATGTATACGAGGGAAATCTTGGTACTGCGCTAATTGATACATATACTACCGAGTCGTTTCTTAGAACCTTAACCCTTCAGCAAGCTTTGCTTTTGAGAGGTTTCCGTCAAGATAGTGGTGATGAGTTTAAGATTGGTAATATGATTATTAAGCGTTTACAAGAATTAGGAATTGACCCTAAGACTAAATTACTTATCTTCTCAAATGCTCTTACATTCGAAAAGTATAAAGAAATTCATGATTATTTTAATGGACGTATTATGGTATCAGCTGGAATTGGAACAAATCTAACTTGTGATACAGATATTAAAGATTATAAGCCAGCAAATATTGTTATGAAATTATCAAAAGCAAGATATAGTAGCAAGGACCCATGGGAGAATTGTATCAAAATTAGTGATGATATAGGCAAACACATGGGAGACCCAAAAGAATTTGATAAAGCCATGAGTGATTTGCATTTATCTGAATAATTTGGCACAGATATTGTAATAATGAAATCAAAAAAAAATAATTTATTAATAAAATATATAAAGTTATGAGATTAGAAGATTTAATTTTTACGACTCCAAAAACTCTTGAAGATGTATTTAAAAGTGTTTGGGAAATGGATAAAAAGAAAGATTTACATAAAGGTGTAAGGAGTGCTTGTGAAACAGGTTTCGATAAAACCTGTGGAGGCATTGGCTCATTATTGGGTTTGAAGAAAAAGTGGAATGAAGATGATACCACATATTCATTTGTTGTTGATTATAATCAGGAAACTGAGATTATTAATTATAAGGTAGATAAGGGCGATTTGTTTGTAAATGTGTCATCAAAAAATGATACAGATAGTTCTTACTATATGCTTTCTATTCCAGAAGATGCACGTAATTCTAAAGTTCACAATGAATATAATGAGTCTAAAAAAACTATGACGTTTACCGTAGCAAAAGATATGTCTACAAAGCGTAAGCAAGAGTATGAAAAGACAATGCAGGATTATCGTCAGAAACTCAAGGAAGTTGAAGAACTTAAGAAGAAAGAAACAGAATTGAACGAGTTGCGAAAGAAATTGTCTGAGTTTAACCAGAAGTAACAATATGATTCACCATGTAAATGGAAACTTATATAAATTCCCGTAAAAACCACAAGTATTTAGCTTGTTAGATGTAAACACATCGGCAGGGACTGTCGATTACACGGGTGGAGAGGAAGTAAGAGCTGACCATTTGGAAAGCCATTCCTCTGTGAAGCCTGAAGCCTATGAACATTTAACTAATAGGTAGTCCACAAACCATTAAATTAAATAATGTTAAAAACGGAGCTATTATTTGGTAGTTCCGTTTTTTTATTGTATCTTTGTAACATAAAATTAATATTAAATCAATAAAGAAATGGAAAAAGAAGAATACGTTTTTGAATCAACCATTTTTAATCAAACTAAAAATGAATCAGAAACAGTTAGTACAAGTAGTTTTAAAGAATATTACTATTAATCTTGTCAACTACCCACAGGTTAAAGGTT